TATAACATACGGCTTTCCTTGTCAGGATCTCAGTGTAGCCGGCCAAAGAAAGGGATTAGATGGAAAACGATCAGGATTATTCTATGAAGCAACACGGATCATTAAACAACTCGCAGAGCGAGCTATTCGGAGAGGAGGAGCTGGCGGAGGTAGGTTCATCGCAATCGCTGAGAATGTCAGAGGATTGCTCTCTAGCGGAGATGGTTACGACTTTGCAAGGTGCATCCGAGAGTTACACAACATCGGGGCGAGTGAGGTCGGATGGTCAGTTCTTGATTCTCAATACCTCGGAGTGGCGCAAAGGCGGAAGCGCGTGTTCCTTGTCGCAGATTTTGGAGGCGAATCCACATCCGAAATACTCGCTTTCTCCGAAGGCGTGTCAGGGCATCCTGCGCCGAGCAGAGAAGCGGGGAAAGGAACTGCCCGAGATGCTACAAAAGGCGTTGGAGAGGGTGGCGAAATCGTTGGAAGCCTCGCCGCAAGAGATTACAAAGGAGTAGGCAATCAATATTTTAATGAAGGGAAGGTTATTGCACAAAATCCTATCAACCTTCCCGAATCAGACATCGTAGGCACTCTATCCGATGGGGCGCACATGGGCGGAGGATTAAATGGCCAAGATGCTTATATGGGTAGGATTATGGCTGTGCAAGGAGCAGACGTCTACAATGGCGAACTGACGGGGGAGACGAGTTGCACAGTAACTACTAATACAGGAGTATCAAGTGGGAGCGGACCAAAGGTTATCGGATGGAACGGAGACACAACCCCCAAGGCTTCCGAGGATGTATCGGTAACTCTGCGTAGCCAGCAAGGCGGGGAAGGCGTGGGGGTGGCATTTCATGCCTCGCAAGACCCGATCCACAGTGAGGAGCATACACTCGCTTTGGGCAGTAATGCGACTATTGGAGTGGCATTCACCGCATCCGACCGATCAAACAAGGCGGCATGGGAGGGTGATATTAGTGGGACGATAAATTGTCAGATGAACTCGGAGTCGAGCAATCTGCAAATGGGAGTCCGAGAAAACCTAACAGTCCGCCGACTTACTCCAATCGAATGCGAGAGGCTACAGGGATTCCCCGATAATTGGACAGCCGAAAAGATGGAACTGATCCTTGAGGGGAACGAGTGGAAGGCAACCGGCAAGGTGGTCAAGCAGGCGGATGGACCGAGGTATAAGCAAATGGGTAACGCAATTACTGTCAATGTTGGGGAGTGGATCGGGAAACAAATAGCCAAAGTATTATGACAAAGAAACTAAAACAGCCCCTCTTTCTGAAGGGATACGGAATCAACCCGCAGAAGCTAAAGAAGAAGGAGGGAAAATAGCATGGGTCAGTTCATGGGCTACCAATCATATACTCGGCACACTTATTGCCAAGCTTGTGGTGAGGAGTGGCCAAGTGAGGATACCGAGCACTACCACTCTTGCCCCGTAAAAGACTATTCGGATGGCGAGGATTTCATCGAGCAAAGCGAGGGAACGATCAAGGAGATGGGACAGGAAGGTTGCTACCTTACGGAGAAGGAGAAAAAGGATGAAGATGGAAGCTGAATATAAAATGGGCCATGGTATCCCCCGAGGGGAGAAAGTTATCATCAAGGTCGGCCCTCGCCAAGCCGATGCCGCGCTGAACGTTGAGAAGGAAACATGGATGCTCAAGATCGACAAGCCCGACTTGCCCGAGCTCGAGTTTCCAAGCCTCGAAAATGCGGTTCTGTCGGCCGTAACGATTTTGCAGGAGGATGCACTATGATCGCCTTTGACCTCGAAACCGTTTGGTCGAAATCCTACTCGGTCGCAACAATGGGCCTCGATCGATATGTCAAGGCTCTCTCCTTCAAAGTAACCCTCGTATCCCTTGTCGGGGACGATGGATTTGAATGGGTTGGTCCACCCGAGCAGTTACCTGTGGATCGATTGCAAGGCCAACAGTTGATCGCTCACAATGCGGAGTTTGACTCGGTATGCGCTCGCATGGCAATGGCCCGAGGGCAAATGCCCCCCTTCGAGCCTGCGGAATGGATATGCACGGCGGATATGGCAAGTTGGCATCAATTGCCCCGCTCACTCGCAAAAGCTTATTTCGAGCTATTCGGTGAGCACTTGGCAAAGGATGCACGGGATGCGATGGCAGGGCTTTCAGCCGAGGAGATAACGGCAAATCCGCAGTTCAAAGAATATGCATTAAATGATAGCCGAGCCTGCTTGCGAATTTACCAAGAACTCGAGTTGGGCTTTCCCGAGCGGGAGAGGATTCTTTCCTCCCTCAATCGAAAGATTGCCAGCCGAGGGATGCCACTCGACGGGCCACTTTGCCAAACCTTTATCGACAAGACCGAGCAAGTCATGGAGGAGATGGAAAAGTTCTTGCCTTGGGTAACTGAGGATGGTCGAGGAGCCGAGCCAACCTCTCCCTTGGCCTTGGGTAAGTATCTTGAAATGAAAGGGGTCCAAGCCCCTCCCTCGACAAAGGAAGATGATCCTGATGTCCTCATTTGGAAGGCGAAGAATCCCGATCATTCACCCGTACTTGATGCAATGACTAGGTGGAGAAAAGCGAACAAGGCGAATAAATTTTATACGGGAATGATCTTGCGGACCCGACCCGATCGCAGGGTTTCGACCCGTCTGCTCTACTGCGGGGCAACTCATACAAAAAGATTTTCGGGGACGGGCGGAATAAACTTTCACGGCATCCCTCGGGACGAAGTCGAAGGCACCTCAGCCAAGCGTTGCCTGAAGGCGACCGAGGGCAGGGTGATCGTCTCAGCCGACCTCTCCCAAATCGAACCTCGAGTCTTGGCTTATTTGGTCGGTGACATGGACTTCCTTGGCTTGGTCCGAGGCGGAATCGATTTGTACGAGGCACATGGTCGAGCAACAGGACTTTATAACGAGGACGAACCGATGAAGGACTTGGCTCCCGAACTTCGGCACCTATGCAAAGCGAGAGTCCTCGGCTTGGGCTACGGTTGCGGCTTCAAAAAGTTTGGGCAAGTGGCTGAGGCTTTGACCGGCGGGAAGGTAAAGATGACTGAGGCCGAGTCAAAGAAGCAAGTTAACGATTACCGAAAAAATAATCCCTTGATCGTCAATCAATGGAAAGCCCTCGAGGACTTTGTTCGAGAACAGGCCAAGGATACGCCCGAATGCGTGGTTGTTCAAACACGGGACGAGGCTCCCATTCGATACTTCAATGTGCAAGTCGATGGCAAGGGTGAGATCACCGCCCAAAAGGTAAGAGGGCAGGGGAGGACAAAACTTTATGGGGGGCTCCTCATGGAGAACCTCGTTCAATGCCAAGCCCGTCAAATCTTTGCCGATGCCATCATTCGTTGCGAGGCCGCTGGCTTGCCCGTTTGTCTCCACGTTCACGATTCAATCACCGTGGAGGTGGGCGAGAACGAGGGACAGGCGGCTCTAGATTTACTCATACAAATACTAACCGAACAGCCTTCTTATATGCCAGGATTACCCTTGGCGGCGGAGGGCGAAATCAAAAAACACTACTAATGTGAAAGCAAAAATCAAAAAACAAAAAAAGAATGTGATAAGCATTTGGGTAACCACAAACTCATATTCCAAAGTCAGGCGTTATTGGCCAAATGAAGAGGACGCAGACACATATGCCGAGTTGATAAATGACGATATTCTTAGCCCTGTTACCATTGACATAGGGGAACTTGAAATAGATGCAAATGACCCAAAATATGGCCTAATAACCTTTCTCAATGCCAACGCATTTATAGCTGTCGGATGAAGGGATGAAACCAATAAAAAAACTATTCAGTATCCTGTTCTTCATGCTCGCCGTAGCGACGATCATGTTCGTCCTAGCCTCCTTTCTGATTGGCATGATGCGGATCTTTTCAACATGGATGTAGAAATAATCGGAATCTGTGGGCCGAAGGGGGTCGGTAAAACAACCTATGCGAAGACATTGGACGGGATGGTCTTTTCATTTGCCAAGCCCTTAAAAGAAATGCTCATCACGATCCTGCCGCATGAAGGTTGGATCGAAAAAAAGGAGGAGGCTCCTCCTGGCTTTCCCGAGCATTGCACGGTGCGATCAATGCTCCAATCACTCGGGACCGAGTGGGGCAGGGAAAGCGTATATCCAAACATATGGGTCGATGCCGCATATCGAATGATCCATCCCTACATAGGCAAGCAGACAATCATCTTCGATGACGTTCGATTCCCGAATGAGGCTTGGGCGATTAGGCGTTGGGGAGTCACTAACGAGATCCTCACGAAAATCATCCATGTCAGTCGGAAGGGATTCGAGCCCGATGAGAATGATCATCATGTGTCCGAGGCGGGACTCCCAAAAGCTTTTATCGATAAATGGGTGACGGTTGGCGAGGATGGCAAAGAAGAATAACAAGGCAAAGCAAATGGCGAACGATGCCAAAATCCGAAGCCTGCTTAAAAAAGTTGGGACGGGGCCAATGTCGCAATCTCAGATTGCCGATCAGGCGGGGATCTCCCGGCAACTTGTCAATCGGATCGAGCGAGGGGCCATACAGAAGTTAACCGAGCAGATCGCTCGAATCGTGGAGAGGGGAGAAGATGGGTAGAAGGTACGAGTCGCAAAGGGATCTTCACAACGAGCAAGAGATTGCAAGTTTCTTGAGCCAAGCTTGGGGATGCACATTTATAAAGCTCGAAGCATTTAGGTGGAGGGTTGATTTTTTACTCTGCGGTCCAAACGAGAAGTTTGCATGGTTGGAAGTAAAAACGGCCAACATTAAATTCGGCTCTCTGCCCTTTATCATCTCATACAAAAAGATCGAGGCCGCTCGAGCACTATCCAAAACTTCGGGTTATAAATTCATCCTAATCTATCGATGCAAAGATGCACTAGCATATCATGTTTGGGACTTCGATAAGAAGTACAAGTTTGAGTTTGGTGGGCGAAACTCAACGGTCCGAGATCCACAAGATATTGAACCCGTGTTCAGGATCGACCCGAAGGACTGTCACAAATTGGAGGGCTTTAACTGATGGCCACATTAAAAGGAGAACTACGAAGCTTTTTCGAGCGTTT